CTGAATCTTTATGTGCGATCACTTTCATACTTTATCCCCCTATGCACTTAATTGATTCTTGATCAGCAGTTTGTTTTCTCCAACGGCGTACCCGATAGGAGTTAAGACATCTGGCTTCAGCTCGCCCGTGCTAGCGTCGTACCCGTAAGGCGTGCCCGGCGCGAGTTTTTGGGTGGTTTGCGCGATACCTTCGATGACGACGTTTCCGTCAGCCTGGATATATCCCACTGCTGTGCCGTTGTGGGACATAGGAGAAAAGATAGCAAATCCTGTTGCGAACTGTGCGATCTGCCAGATGCGCCCACGGAAGAAGAAGCTGTTCATGCACGTAAAACTGTTCGGGCTTGTCGAGAAAAACTGTACACCACCCATCGAAAACGGGTTTGGAGCGAGAATATCTGAAGTTGATATAGAACCAAGGTAGGCTTCCTGGATATGTGTGTTGCTCACCAGGTAGAACCTTTTGCCTACCCGGACCGGCGTGATTTGGGTCAACAGGTTGAATGTACCTGCAGTCTGTGTGGACTGGAAGAGCGCCGGGTTACTCGCCCCGGCCCGCGGCGAGACTTTAACGAGGACCGTGTACTGGTGAGCGCTACTGTCCCGATTGTACGAGATATACCCGTTTGACGCTACGGGAATAAGACCTGATGTGACCCCACCGGTTGTCGCCCCTCCGGTGTTTGTCGCGAAAGTGAACTCATAACCGTTCGAGGTCGGCCGCAGATAGTAGACGCCATTAACTGTAGAACTGCCCGTAAAATACTGAAAACCGAAGGTGAAGGAGTCGCCCAAAAAGCCGAGGTAGACCACGTCGTGGTAAGTAGCTTGTATACCGGTAGAGGGGAGCATAAAGTTTGACAGCTCTACCAGTTCCCCTGCGGCATCCACACTAAATACCATGCAGGCGGCTTTTGGGTCCCCAGTGACCATTAGTGCGGCGAAGGTGTTTTCTTTAAGTTTGAACAGTTTTATTGTCGTTATATTCGTTGACCATGATGCCTTGTTCCCGCTGGCGATAATGCTGATTTGATCCTCCTGCACAGACACGACGTTATAATAGAAACGGGTGCTGGCTCTGTGGGCTATCAGGAAGCGTGTGTCATCTATTTGCACTATCTGGTGCTCCCCCGGCTGACTCGCGGCGCTCACCATCTGGAGTTTATGCACTTCGGTCCAAGTGTCTGTCGCCTCGTCATATTTCGAAAGGTACGCAAACACTTTGAATGGCGACGAGTTGTCACCATTTGTTGTTAGGAGGTATTCGCCAAATTGGGCGAAACTGATCCGCGGGAACCCGATAGAGAGTGACGCGAGACTTGCCGCTTCGGGGTGTTCGGAGATAAAACTTAGGCCCGGCCGGGAGAGGCCATTCGATTCACTCAATTTCATCTTTCTGAGTGTCACATAAGCCGACCCTGGGGTAGCGTTATACCAATCATTGGTGCTTAGTGTTTTAAAGTACCGTGGGTTATCAGCGTTATCCGCGAATAGTCTCAATCGGGTAATTGTTGTCCCGCTTACCTCATACAGCCCTGTGGCACCATTGTTCGCGACTGTGAAACGGCTTTCTGACAAAGGTACTACGCCAAAAGCATATGTGCCTGCGCCGACAAAAGTAGACCCCTGCGTAATCGTTGTCCCATTCACCGTGCAAGCTCTCAGGTTTGTAATATTGCTGGTAGCCCTCACGGCTACCACAAAAGTGTCATCTTTTAGGCGCGCTACTTTCATCTGTTCGCCATTTGTAGAAGTGGATAGACGTCCTGGCCCTGAGACGGCGGTGCCCGCAGTGATGTCAAATCCGTTTATCTCAAACACCCTAAGTGTGGTACTCGTTGTTGAGTGCCCCACAATCACAGCCACCTTGTCAGGGCTGAGTAGGGACGAACTGACACTGCAAACTGCACTAGCTATCACGACGATAGCGGAGCCAAGTGACACCGAGGTGCCCGATACAGTGACCACACATGCCGTGCCGTAGCTGGCGTTCGCCGTATCTGTGTACAGGAACAAATATCTGGAAGCATCCAGGGCGGTAAAATCAGTATTGTGGCATGCGGTGCCCCCAATAGAAGAAGCCGTTCCCGCCGTAGCCGTAAGGCCTGACACGGAGATCACCCGTATCTGCCCGCCAGAAGTACCTCTATTGTAGAAAGCAAGGGCTCGTGTTTCATCAATTCTGACGATGTTGATGGCCTGTGGCCTTGACCCGTCCGTGTATGCGGCCTCTGTCGCGAGCGAGATCGCGGCGCCTTTGATAATACTTCCGTCCGGTTTTATTTCGAACGCCTGCGCGATGGTGGCATATGCAGGCGCCGTTGTGCGCGTGGTGTAAATCGCGAGAAATTTCGTGTCTGTCAGCGCGGTGATTTGCACCATGTCGATGACCGTCGTATCAACCCCCGAATAAATCGGGAGTAAGATGTTTTTACTCGCCCAATCCTCGTACTTTTCCTCCGGGAGATTCGCGATCTTGCCGTTGGTTTTGAGCTGTACTACACGATCACGAATTACCATGCCGTCTTCCGGGTACTGCATCTTGACTCCGCTTCCCGCGTTCTGTACAGCACCGTAGACAAGATCCAGTGTTTGCTTATCCGCAATTCCTATTGATGGCATTAAATCGCCTCCTCGTAGTTGAATGTGAGAACGCCTTCAACCACACTGAAACCGTAGCGGTATGTCGTTCCCCCGTCTGAAAAGATGTGCGGCAGTGACACAGTCAGATGAGACGCTACAGTGTCGTATTCAGCCACACCTCCGATCTGCTTTTTCATGGTTGCGGCCATCTTGATCTCGCCGATGCTGTTGTCTGGGATCTCGCCAAGTACGGTCTGCATGACGGCCTGCGCGATGGCTTCGTCAACGTATCCCTTCGGGCTTGCCTGGAACGGCGTCTCCGGCGTCGGGACTATAGGGCTGGAGGCAAAGTCCTTCACACCTTCAATGCTTTGATCCGTGGTCGTCTTGACATTGCCGTAGACACTGGACTCCACAAGGATCTTCATGGACTCGAGAACCGCCTGCACATTGCCACCGGTGATACCTTCCACTGTAGCACCAATTTGTGAGGCGCCTGTAACGGCGAGAGTATCTATGAGGGCATTGAATGCGACCCGGAGTTCCTCCGGGGAAGCGTCAAACCACTCCTTGACCTGTTGCGCGGTTAGTCCGTCATTAGCATTTGGTTCATCCGGTAATGAGGCGATCAGCTTCCCGAAGGTTTCTATCTTTAGGGCTGTTAATGGCATTATCTCACCTCGCTTAAAGTTTGATATGTGATGTCAATGGAGGAGAAACCGAAGAACTCGTTCGCCCGTCCAGAACTGCTGAGTTTTACTTGGAAGCGCTGTATATTGCGGGCATCGTCGATTCTGACTTTAAACCCGCGCGGTGCTCTGCTCGTGAGGAATGTGAAGCTGGCGAAGTTGATATCCCCGAAGTCGAGCAGATCCATCTTCTCCACATGGACCACGCCGCTCGCGCCGTCCTCGGTGAAATACCCGAGTCTCATCTCCGCGTGGCTCCACGGTTTCATGACGACGATCAGACTCTGCACCAGTTTGGTTTGGTGGTCTTTGTCAAAGGTCGTGAAGATACTCGTAAAGTGAGCGTTGATCGGCTCCCCGTTGTCGTTGTAGGGCAAAGGGTCTGCTTTCGTTTTCAGGCGGTATACCATACCCTCCGTGGCGGATCCGAAGAGCAGGTCGTTTTGTACAGCGTGCCAGACGTTGACCGGCAGATCTGTCCATGGGTACCACACGGGCTGATACCTACCTGTGGCTTCGTCCTGGGCGTAGCGATTGTAGTCACACACCCATACATCCCCGTCGGCCAAAGCGAGATAATATTTGCCGTTGTGGTCGATTCCCCTGCCGATGCCAGAAGCCCGGATCGGCGTTAGTTTGGAGACGCACTCCACGTTCCGTTCGTCCCTGACGTTCGTGCCTTGGATCCGGAACACACCCTCGTCGGAGAGGAATAAAGGCGTGTTCTCGATCATGACGATGGAGTCTGCGGTGTACGCCCCGTCGGTCGCTCCCAGAGGCACACTTGGAAAACGCATGACCGTCCGACCGTAGCCATCCTCTGTCAGCTCCCAGCTCCTCAGATAGATGGAGTTGCGCTTGAGCACCAGCATCCGGTCGTACTGGATGGCGTACCCGACCACGGGGTCGTTGTCGCCGCCAATGCGGTCGTAGTTGGTGTCAGGCCAGTAGGTCGGATTGTAGGCACCGCTCATAGGCAGGCCGGTCCACCAGTCGATGTGCGGGTAGTCCGGGTTGCCAGTCAGGAAGACCCTCGAATCACTTGGGCCGCCGTACACTGCCGCCGTGGTGCACTTGGTGATTCTGGTCGGGTCGGCGTAGGCGTTCTTGCGGATCTGGACCTCCATGTTGTTTGTCCCCGCGCCTGGATCTGCCACTAGAGTCAGGGAGCCGCTGGCGAGGTTGATGGTGTAGTCCGTCATGATCGTAAGCGTGGAGCCATTCACGACGACGTACTCAAGAGCGTCTATTGGAGCCCCGTGTAGCTGGTAAACTTTAGTGCCTGCTACGGTGGAGAACATCTGCTTGAATCTCGGTTGGAGCAGGTTGATGTCCTCCACCCGGGTGCCGCCGCCGGGAGGCGGAGTACCAATCAGGAATGTGGGGATATGGGCTATGGACTCCGCCGTGACATAGGTCGTACCGTTATGAACGATGAAGTTCGTTCCGTCCATGATGCACAGTTTCGTCGCCAGCATAAAGGAGAAGGACTTGTGGACGGCCATGCCTGAGTAGACCTCCACAGGGCCGCCTTCACTCGTTAGTGTGTAGAGCTTGGTTCCGTGGTGGATGATCATGACAGAGCCGTACTGGTGGATCCCCTGGATGGCCCCCTCCCCGAGAGAGGTCTCGAAGAGCGGCTCGTAGCCTGTACGCATTTCCGGCGTGCCTTCGTCGTCAAGGATGCAGTTGAGCATGTCAGGCGATCGGCGCACGTCTCTCGTACCGGTCACGTCCACACCCAGGAAATTCCGGATCGAGAGTGGGTTGTTCTGCCGCGGAAGACGCGTCACCGGTTTGATCATCCGTTATACCTCACTCTCTTGGGTAGGCGATTAGCGGCGACGATGTTCTCGAAACTGTCATTAAACAGCCCAAGCCACACTTGAGCCCTCGCTGAATCGTACTCCGTTCCCTCCTCTGAGAGGAACTGATAGTTGGCGTACTGGCAAAGGGTTCTTGGATCAATGTATCGCTCATCAATTGGTAGAGCAGCCGCTAAGTTTGTCACCGACAATTCCGCAGGGAGGTACTCATATGACACAACCACGCGTTCGTCGGATAAGCCTTCAACTTCGATGAACTCTATGTGGCTCACGTTGAAGGTGTATCTTACTCCACCCAGCATCACAGACCGTATTCGAATGCAGTCATGCGTCAGATCCGTGATATTGAAGTTTCCGTTCTCATTAATTACTATCTCCTCTGAGAATAGAGGGCCAATCCGCTCCCTCGCGATTTTACGGATCGCGTAATTAATCCCAGAGAGAAACCGGGTCGCGTACTCAAGACCTTTGCCTGAATATTTTCCACTTGAGGCAATCATGGTCTTCGAATTATATGTGTTTCGGGCGCACTCGCCCAGTGCATCGCCAAGTGTCCAAGGCATTTACATCACTCCCCATACAGGTAGTTGTTGATCAGTGGCCGCCGGATGTCTTTTGCCAGAGCCTCAGCAATGTTTGAGAGTCTTCGATCCTCGGCCTCATCGGCTTTTTCATTCTTAGTGTCAATGTATTCGAGGATTTCCCCCCTCTTATTTAGCCACAGGGTATGCCGATACTCGGCAATGTGATCCCGTGTAAACTCGCCGTACTTCACCTTGGCGAAGAGGCCCTCATTGTATGTGACCTGGTATTCCTCATTTCGATAATCGAAGGTGATTTCAAAATTCTCATCCAGCTCCTTCAGTTCGCGCCGAATCTGGTCGCATTTCGCTCCTTTTGAATCAAGCATGAATGTCCTCCTCAAAGTGAAAAAGAGGGAAGGAGTCTTGAGGCTCCCTCCCTCTTTCGTTATTCTTATGCCTCGTTGATGTCGTCCAGTCTACCGAAGGCGTTACGAGCGAACATACCAAGCTCCATGTAGCAGTAGAGAATAGCTTCGTAGGCGTCAACTCCGGAGACTCTGGATAAGATTGCTCCGTCCATGTCCATCCAGTCGTAGTCAGCGAGTTTGTACATCTTCAACATACTCTCGTCAAGACCAAAGACCTTGCCTATTGGCAGATGCTTGTCAACGATAATCGGAAGGTCGTTAAATGCGATGGTGGAGTAACCACCTTTTAGCTCTGCTTTATTGACGATCTGCTTCTTGGCATCGAGAATGGCTTGGTATGCACGTCTGATGCCGTATGAAGTGTAGAGCGCGCTGACCGCACCATTACCAGCCTGCTCAACGTCGTCTATCAATTTCTGCAGAAGCGTATCGGAGATCGCCCTACCAGTTCCGCCGTTAGCGAGGATAGTCGCTTTGTGCCAAGGGTAAGATGAGACAGCGAGACCCTGAAGCGCGCCGTAGCCACCGCCTATGTCTGTGTTATCAACGATGCCGGAGAGTCCCATTACTTCAAGGTTTCTGGATCCTGAGATATAAACCGCGAAAGTGTTGTCAGTCGTGATGGCCGCCCCGCTGATAACAAAGCTTGTTGCATTCGTAATGGAGACGACGGTTCGGCCGACAGCACCCGTGGAGGTCGTACCATCTGTAGCTTTGAGTACGTCGATCGCCATGCCTGCTCTTAAAAAGGCGGTGGATACAACAGTGACAGTCGTAGATCCTGCAGTTGTGCCGCAAGTTGTGAGTCTGCCCGTACCATCTCCTGCAAGCATTCTGTTGACGGCCTGCTTGAGATCTCGAGTGACACCCTTGATCTCGGAGTCGACGGCTCTGACGAAAGCACCTGCGTCATTTCTAGCGGCCTTTATGGACTGACCTGTAACTTGGATACGGCCATACAGGTAACGCATGGGCACGATGGACTCTTTGTAGGCTTGTTGACCAGCTGCCATGAGTGTTGCACCTTCGGCTCTGGCGCCAATGCCCTCATTTCGGCCATAGTGCATCGGGATGGTGAAGTTCTTACCGACGACTGAGTCGAAGTCAGTATCGATACGTTTTACTAGTTCGTTTGCGTTATTTAGCTGTTCTCTGATAGGGCCAAGGTAATCTACCTTGAGTACGCTGTCTAATGAACTAAGGGATGCTGGCAAGGGCTACACGTCCTTTCTATAGTCGGAGTTTTTCGATGGCCGCCTTTCGGGCGTCCTCGAAGGTCTTCGGTGGGGTCGCACTCGGTGCGGTAGCACCCCCACCTATTTCAATGGGTTTGCCGCCTGACTTTAGCGACTCCAAGTATGTTCTGATGTGTGGTTCAGGTTTTGTGAGATCCAATAGTTCTGGCAACTTTTCAGTGACGACGATGGCAAGACCTGTCCTCAGGTCTACGCCTGCGGACTCTGCAATCTCTTTGATTTTCTCCAGGTTATCAGAGACAAAATGTCCGATCTTAGGATCACTAGTAAGCTCTTTTTCTTCGGCAGTGAGGCGATCTCTGCGCTCCACTTCGGCCAGTTTTGCTTTTGCGTCCTGAGCTTCCCTTTCGACTATGATCTGCTCTGGTGTTTTGCCCGTCCTATCAGCCTCGGCCTCAAGGTCCTCACGTTCTTGCTGCTCCTGCAAATACTGCAGGTATTCCCCCGGCTCCATGCCTGATGCTTTTGCCTGACGCTCGATCACGCTTCGGTACGGTGCGTATTCCGCTTCCATTTTCTTGCGTTCGTGCCCCAGTCGTGCGGCGAAGGCTTTCGACGGGTCTTTCTCCTTTGCCTGCGGTTCAGACCCGGCTTCGGAGGGCTCTGTGCTTTCAACAGCTTGCTGGTCGGCGGCACCAGTGTCTTCAGCGCCCGTTTCTGCGGCGTCGGCAAAGAGTTGAAGGTTAAATCTGAATGGCTTTTTCACAGTATTTCCTCCCATGCGGCGTCCATGAGATCTTAACGCCCGTCTTTTGATTAGATAATACAGCAGCATAAAAACGACGCCCGCAATGGGGCGTCTAATAAGGGGGAATTGCTAGATGGTATCCAGAATGTTGGGATTTTGTTGAATTGCGGCCTGTTCCTCAGGAGACAGAGCTCCAATTACTCGGCTCATGTCGAGCCCTCCAGTGCCTCCCTCGTCAATTGGTTCCTGAGGTGCAGACTGCATCATAGCTTGCATGATATAGGTCATGTGCTCCTGAACATGTAAATCGATGACCTGTTGCTCGTCTGGGCTCATACCCATGTACTCTTCGCCCTTGCGGAACTTGTTGTGCTGGGCGACGTGCACCTCGTGGTGGAAGAAGTCTCTGGTGATCGGACTCAAATCAAGCTTCGCCCACGCAGCGTTTTCATTGAGTGCCTGCTGAACGTCAATCTCAAGGCCATCATAGAGGTCGTCGGTAATACCTAGTTCCAGCATGCGAATGATCAGATCGCGATCCATCTGTGGATTCAGGACGCCCATCGAGATCAACTCTAGGATATACTGCTTGCGCGCTGCACTAGAAAGCTGAGTCAGGCTCATGTCCTCAAAGCGCACGTCCGTTGAGGTGAGGTCAGAGCCCCTGAACTCCAGTGCTTCCATGCGCTTGTTCTGTCCGACGATTTGTACAGTACGCATCTCATTGTATTTATAACGCACGATCTTGAGCAAGTAACTCATATATTTCTGTTTCCAGCGGCCATACTTAGCTACAGTCGGCGCGAGTTTCGTATCGTCCTGCTCCTGTAATAGTTGGATAGCCACACCAGAGTTGACTCCTGTCGGCGTGGATCCGTGGCTGACTTCCTGTTGTGAGGAGATGAACATCATCTCTTCAATGCACTGCTCAATATTTTTGTAGACATCGGATCCAAGGCTGGCGGGCTGGAGCATGATCGGAGGCTGGAAGCCCGGTCTATACCAAATGACCGTACCCGGCGCTGAGTTAATTTCATCATCGATGATACCACCGAACTCCGCAGCCCATTTAGGGTTTGCCATGAGATTCTTGTTCTCGATGATCTGGCTCCTGCTCTTGTTGTACTCCCTCTGAACAGGAATCAGCTGTTCTGTGACACTGGTGCCGATGATCTTACCCGGAACCGGAATGTGAATCAGAGGGAAGATTGGGATATCGCGATCGGTAATGTCCTCTTCGCCAAATCCGATGTCCTCTTCATAGAAGAGCTCGACGCCCCCGGCGATAGTGATCCTGCGACCCTTCGGATATTCTTTGCTCGGCCGCTCCCAGTACTCCTTGACCATAGCACTGTTCTTAGCCTTGATTGATTGTCCGCTGAACAGATTGGATCCTGCGGTCAGGCTCTTGAGCTTTCCATCGTAGACGTTCGATGCGGTCAGGCTGTCATCCGCTGACACATCCTTACCGTAAACTGACTTGATGTACTCTATTGTTCTCTGCCGCTCGTGAATCACCCAACGTGTTTCATTCCACCTCGAGGCGGTCGGATCCCATTTGATCTCAAAAAGATTAAGCACCTCAATGTCCACGTCACCTGTCTTTACTGGCTTGCCGTCCTCAGTCGCGATCGTAAGCCCCTTGCCCGGATTCCACACAGGCTTAACAAAGCCGATGCGACTCACCAATGCCCACATGACTGCCTCTTCATCGATCTCCTGTAACTTGAGCTCATACTCAAGCCACTCTACGACTTTGTCGGCAATTCGAGCTGCGCGGATGTCAGCCTCTTCCGTTGAAGCAGGTATGACGACTTTGCTCAACTTGTGCCGCAGAACCTTCGAGAGCTCATTTCGAACGGCTGGCATGATGCGGTTTGCGGTGTACTGCGTCTGCCACTCTTCACGAGGAAGTGGCACAATCTGTCTCGCAGTCTTACTCATCGCGATCCACTGGTGCCCAGCGTAGTAGGCCAGCTGGACGTATGACTGCAGATCTTCTTCAGAATGTGTACCCTCCACCGACCTTTCATCAATCAACTTACACCGTTCAATCTGTTCTGGCGTTTGGGCGTCTTTATCAGGTTTCATGCGTTCTACACTGCCCATGAACTACCTCCTGTTAGAGGACTGCCTGACTGCGGCGGTCGTCTCCATATTCATATCCATTAGACACGACAGCGACGATTTCACAACCATCCACGTCCTCCATTCGCTTTGCATAACACCCGATTGCCAGTAACGTCGGATTCAACTCACAGAGGTTGTTGAGAGCCTCTGCCTCATTTCTGGCAACGGTTCTGTATTTCAGTTCACCAAATCCACCTTCCCACACTGGAACAAAGCTGTATTCTTGATCTGCACCAATGACATCCTCGTCTATGATTTCTTGCTTCTTTGTTGCCATGCCTCATTCCTCCTAAAGTGGTATCAACTCATCCTTTGTTGGTTCAGCATCTCTGCGTTTTGGCGGTTCTGCTGTAACTGCCTTATACTCAGGAAGATCTCTTGACTGTATCCGATCAAGCAGCCGTTGACGTTCAATTTCAGCCATCTTCAGCATGAATTCTCTCTCCTTCTGCCAGCGCAGATCTGAAAACATGAACATGGCCATGAACAGGATAATCAGAATCGTCAATATTATAAACTCCGGCTTCATACCTGATGATATCCCCCTCTCTTCTTGTTGCGATGTTTGATTAGCTCATCCAAATGATCGTCAATTCGTCTAGCGAGGGCTTCTTCAGCATCCTTTGGCGGTGGCTGTGGCGGATCACGATGATCAGTGAAGTAGATCAGTCGATTCAGCGCCTGTGTTGTTTGATCCACTTCATCATCGTTGGCTCCATTTGGGAATGCACAGAGCTCGTCCATATATTCAACCACCCATGGCGCTATCTCAGCATCCGGAAGATAGACATTACCTGACTCAAAGGCAGGAGAAACCGCGTTTGCTCTGGCAATTTTTCCACCGTCAGGGTTGACAGCAAGAATTCCCGGCACGCGTGTCCTGAGAAGCTGCACCACTGCCGGACCGTTCGCTTTATCTTCAATAAGCTTCAGCATGGCTTTGGGCCACTTTTTTGTCATCTGCATTATAACATCACAGGTAGCTGGCAGATCCAATCGTTCCTTGATTCGGTCAAGTAGATAATACTCTGCTCCAATACGCCCCCAGACACCACCCGCTACAAAGTCAGATCCGTCAGAGTCCTTAAAGGCACAGTCCCAGCTTTGTATGATCTCATCAAAATATTCCGGCCGCTTGTTGTAGAACTTGAACCACGAGCGTTTGAAGAGATTGCCCTCTGCAGCGGTCGGTCTGCCCTGAAACAGCGACTGCCATACGCGGGATCCTTCTTTGGTCAGATACACGGGCTTGAATTCTGCAAGCCATTCATTATCCTTACCTAGAACTGCACCAAGGGCTTCACCCACTTCGCGATTAAGCGGATCGTTCTCTTCTGCCTCACACGGCAGATTGATATATATGGCGCGTCTACCTTCGTTCTTGAGGATCCTTGCCACAAGATCATCCTCATGCCAGCGGGTCATAATTACGATGGTCTTTCCTTTAGCTGACAGCCGCGTCCTGATGGAATTCAACCATTCATCCCAAACGCGTTCTCTGTATACCTCAGACTCTGCTTCCTGACGGTTTTTTACCGGATCATCAATCAAGATGAGATCTCCCGGGTTGCCTGTGATAGATCCACCCTCTCCTCTCGAAAGCATGGAACCTATACCGTTGTCGAGCTCCCACTCATCCTGAGCGCTTGTAACCTTTGAGACCCTCACATCGAAGAGCTTTTCGCCAAACTCATTGATTTTTTCTTTGTTTCGCCGACCAAACTTCCGGGCGAAATCTTCATTGTAGCTGACCTCTATCACTCGCCAGGTCTTGTATTTGCCAAGAACCCATGAAGGCAGAGTTTCGGTTATCGACATTGACTTGCCGTGCTGTGGCGGAAGTGAGATGCACAGGATCATGATCTCAGTGCCATCCTCGTTCCTCAGCTTTCCCTCAAGAAAATTCTGGACGGTATCACAAATGTAAATCAGATATGGTGCTTCGATCCATCTGCCTCTGTGAACATATTTGACATACTCCCAGTAGCGGATCTTCGCAAGCTGCGCTCGGACTTCGTCCAATGTTGGAATCTTCATTTCGTTATCAGAATGGCTTCTATGGCCTTCAGCTGTTCCTCCGAAAGATCATCCATACTATGTTTTAACTCGATAGGATTTCCAGGCTGGCCGCCCATATTGACGTTCTGAGTCACCTTGTTATCCCATTGGCCATTCTCAGGTGTTGTATTATTCATCAGCGCAAAGATCACACCGTTGTTGTTACCGAGCCTGTGGAGCTTTGCCTCCCACTGTTCTTCAATGCGCATCCTTGCGTCTCTTAGTACGGGTGCGAACTCGTCACGATCCATATAATTTAGAATCGCCTGTCTGCCGCTGAGGCCTATCGCACGCGCCAGACCTGTCCAAGTGTAGGGCTGAGGATCCGGATAGGTTCGTACAATCGCATTTGGGCCAGTCCCTACCAGCGCGGTCGTTACATGACTGTCCTGTGCATTAAAATAAGCGTCCACTTTCTTTTTGAGCGATTTAGCATTCTTTAGCTTATAATTTCCGAAGTTTCCAGGGTTTTTCATCTTATTTTCGTCCACTCTGCCAGCCTCCCTTCACCAATCATTATATTTCGTGAGGCAATTTGAACCCGCAACGGTCACTTTAAGGATCTTTCATTTCTTCAATTATTTAATATTTTATTCAAAAAAAGTTAATGCCAAGGCGTCAACCTCGGCATTTTCAACTATGTTCACACTTCTACCTCACCCATTTAGGATTTCCGGCAGGGCGTGTTTTTAGTTTGTACTTC